GGCATACGACGACGGGCTACTCGAGGCGGTGGCCGAGTTCGACCGTGCGACGGCGCGAGCCCTCGCGAAGGTCCGGGAACGCTAACCCTCAACCACAGACAACGGGAGAACACCTGCAATGGCAGAGCAGTTCATCCGTGACGCGGTCACGGCGGGCGAGACGCCCACCGTCCGCATCATGGACGCAATCGGGAAGGCCGCCTTCCGCATCGAGGAGCTCGCCTCCGAGATGACGAAGGCGAAGGACGAGGACACCGCCCGCTGGCAGGCCCTCAACGAGGAGCGCAAGGCGCAGGCCGCGACGCTCACCGAGCTGCAGGGCGAGTACCAGAAGGCCAAGATGGCCGAGGAGAACGAGCGCGTCTCCGCCGAGGTCGCCGAGATGAAGGCGAGCCTCGCCGCGATGCGTGCGCCCTCGAAGGCCGGCGCCCTCTCCGGTGGTCGCGTGAGCGGCAACCGCGGGTACCAGGCGGGCGACTTCATCGGCTCGCTCGTCGACATGACCAGCCGCGACCCCGAGGTCTACTCGGCGGCCAAGGCGCGTCTCTCGCAGATCACGGGCTACGACTCGGCCACGGGCAAGGCCACCACGGGCGCGACCGACGCGACCGGCGGGTGGATCATCCCCAACGCCATCGTCGACGAGATCATCACCCCGGCCGCGGCGACCTCGCCGTACCGCCAGGTGATGACGGTCGTTGCCGGTGTCACGGCCCCGTCCATCGACCTCCCGTACCGGTCCGGTCGCCGGGCTGCCGCAACGGTCATCCCGTTCGGCAACCTGAAGACCAACACGGACCTCGCGTATGGGGGCTACACGGCGGTCGTCCAGACCCTGGCCATCATCCACGACATCTCGGCGCAGATGCTCCGGCAGAGCCGTGGCGCGGCCGAGCGTGATGTCATGAACGAGCTCGCCGCAGCGTTCGCGCAGGGCGAGGCCAACTACATCCGCAACGGCACGGGCTCCGGCCAGCCGTACGGCTTCCTCCGTGCGCTCGCCAACTCCCCTGCCGAGTTCACCTCGAGCTTCTCGCCCTCGGCGACGACGCTCGCGGGGAGCATGGCGAAGGCCATCGCCACGGCCGCCGGTGCGGTCGCGGCGCGTGGCGGCACGCCGAACGGCGCGGTCCTGTCTGCCTCTTCCTACTGGAACATGGTCAGCCAGGGCACCGACTCGGCGGGCTTCTTCTTCGCCCCGGCGAACGGGCCGTCGGCGATCCGCCCCGGCACCCTCATGACGGCGTTCGGCATCCCGGTCTACCCGGACGCCACGACGGACATCGAGGGCACCGCCGGAGACATCGACGCGCTCGTCGTCGCCGACTGGAGCAAGTTCAAGCTCTTCCTCGGCCAGGCGTACCGGGTCGACACGTCGGACGTGGCCGGAAACCGGTTCGACTACAACCTCGTGGGCTTCCGCGGGGAGATGGAGATGGCCTTCGACGCCCGCCCGGCGGTCTTCGCCGGGTACGCGCAGCTGGTCGGCGACATCGTCCCCTGACACGGTTAGACTGGCCCGGTCGGGAGCGATCCCGGCCGGGCCTTTCTATATCCGAGAGGGGAGACATGGAGAAGAGGGAGTTCCGCACCCCGAAGGGCCGCACCGTGCGCCTGTGGTGCCGGCCGGGGACCAACGACCAGATGATGGCCTACTCCTGCCTCGATGAGGACGAGTACGGCCTGAAGAACGTCGACCTCGAGGACGGCCTTGCCGTCGACGTCGGCAGCCACATCGGCATGGTCGCCATCGGCCTCCTCGTGGACAACCCGCACGCGGTCTGCGTGGCGCTCGAGCCCATCGCCCAGAACGTGTCCCTCATCGTGCAGAACGCCGAGGAGAACGACGTCCGCCATCGCCTCGAGGTCCGGCACGGCGCGGCCGCGCAGAAGAAGGGCATGGTCGACATCGCCTGGGACTTCGAGGGCGGGGACATCGCGGCCATGCACCGCTTCGTCGGGAACCAGCCGATGCCCGATGGCACCGTCCAGAAGACGGCGAGCGTCCCCGGCGTCACCCTCGCGGACATCATCCCCTCGGGCACGATCCGCCTCCTCGTCACCGACTGCGAGGGCGGCGAGTACGCCCTCCTCGGCAACACCACGGCGACCGGCTGGTCGACGAAGGGCCGCGTCGCGGAGATCCGCGGCGAGTATCACAAGGGCTACAGCCGCCTCGTGAGCCTCCTCGCCAAGACGCACGACGTCGAGCGCCTCCGCGGGGACGACGAGGTCGGAGGGTTCGTCGCGAGGCTCCGCGCGTGAACGTCCTCCTCATGCTCGCGCATAGCATCGAGGAGTACCAGCAGGTCCGGCTCATGCATGAGCTCGGGCACCAGGTCTTCTCCATCGGCGCGTACATCGACCCCCGCAGCCCCGGCGACGACAAGCGGCCTCCCCTGCCCGACGTTCCGTTCCACCAGACCCTCGCCGAGGCCGTCTGGGCCACGCCCGCCCCGAACGGCGACAGCCTGTGGGCAGCGAAGGACAACCTCCCGCAGGTCGTCATCGACTGGGCCGACGTCATCATCTGCCACCACGTCGAGTGGCGATGGCTCATCGGCAACTGGTCGCGCATCCGCGACAAGCGCGTCGTCTGGCGCACCGTCGGGCAGTCGACGCACGAGAACGAGGCCCGCATGGCTGCCCTTCGCGCGGACGGCCTGCAGATCGTGCGCTACTCCCCGAACGAGAAGCACATCCCCTACTACGCGGGCGAGGACGTCCTCATCCGCTTCTGGCAGGACCCCGACGAGCTCACCGGCTGGACCGGCGAGGACCGCCGCGTCGGCAACGTCACCCAGGACATGCGCGGCCGCGCCGAGTGGACGGGCTGGGGCTTCTGGAACGAGGCGACCCGGTGGCTCCCGACGTTCCCGGCCGGTCCGAAGTCCGACGAGTGGGGCGGTGCCGGCGCGCTCTCCTACGACGACCTCAAGGGCTACCTCCGCCGGATGCGCGCCTACATGTACACCGGCACCTTCCCGGCGTCCTACACCCTCGGCCTCCTCGAGGCCATGATGACCGGCATCCCGGTCGTCGCCGCGGGCCCGCAGCGGTGGCGCGCGTTCGCGCACCTGCCTTATGCATGGCGGCTGTATGAGGCGCATGAGATCGCCGGAGTCTGGTCGGACAGCCCGGACGAGTGCTACCAGATGCTCAACCGCATCCTCTCGGACGACAAGCACGCGGAGGAGGTGTCGGCCACGCAGCGCGCGAAGGCCGTCGCCGAGTTCGGCCTCCCGGTCGTCGCCCGCGCATGGAAGGAGTTCCTCGGATGAGGGTCCTCGCAGACTTCCACCACCACGCCCTCGGCGAGTCGCTCGCGATCCTCTTCGACCACTGGGGCGTCGACCTGTACTACCCCGCAGGCATGGACTGGTTCACCTCCGGGACGTGGCAGTTCGAGAAGGCGTTCCACGGCGACAAGGTGGCCCGCCAGTACCTCGAGGGCATCTGGACCGACGCCGACGAGGAGGACGGCACCCTCGTCAAGCAGGACCCGCGCCACCCGATGCGCAAGCTCTACGGCGTCACCTACGACCGCGCCTGCCAGATGGACTGGGACATCGTCCTCTCGACGCTCCCGCACAACGACGAGGGCCTGCACCGCTTCGCCACCGAGCGCGATGCGCGGTTCGGCATCCAGATCGGGAACGTCATGCAGGACAGCCGCTACGACCTCGCCTCGTTCGTCCTCGCGTCCTCGACGCTCCCCGGCCACACCACGCCCGCCTCGTGGGGGAAGGTCATCGAGTACCGCGGCGTCCCGACCGTCATCTATCACCAGGCGTTCGACGACCGCGGCATCTTTCACGCCGACCCGTTCCCCGGCCTCGGCAGCCGCGAGGTGGCCTCGTGGGTGAACTGCTTCCCCGAGACCAGCCCGTACCCGTCCTTCGTCGACTTCGCCCGCCGGTACAAGGATGACTTCGACTTCCGCGTCTACGGCTCCTATGGCAGCGCCGCGACCGACGAGCTCGCCGCGGGCGACGTCTCGTGGGTGCCGCGCATCGGCTCGGAGATGCGCAAGGCGCGCATCGGCTTCCACATGAAGAGCTGGTCCGATGGCTACGGCCACGTCATCCACAACTGGGCCGCGGTCGGTCGCCCGATCATCTGGGTGGCGGGCTACTACCGCGACAAGCTCGCCGCCCCGCTCTTCGTCGAGGGCGTCAACGCCTGGGACATCGCGAGCCACAGCGAGGAGGAGATCGTGGACATCATGCGCCGCCTCCGCGACGACGACGCCTTCTGGCTCGAGGCGTGCGCCGCCTCGCGCGCCCGCTTCGATGAGCTGGTCGACTTCGACGAGGAGGCGAACGTCATCGGCAGGATGCTCGGGCTGTGAAGGTCCTCTTCCTCGGCGACCTCGCCGCCACCGGCTTCGGCTCCGTCACGACCGACCTCGGACGCGCCCTGCTCGACCGAGGGCTCGACGTCCGCTTCCTCTCGCAGAACGAGCTCGGCGGCATTCTGGCCGAGCCCTTCGCGAGTCGGACCGCCGACATGGCCTTCTACGAGTACCAGGCGAGGACTGCCGGCGTCACCGGCGTCCGCTCGATCCTCGGCGACATCATCGACGGCATCCCCGGACACCTGCTCGTCAACGGCGAGGCGTTCGGCGACTGGAAGCCGGACGCGGTCCTCCTGCTCTCCGACTTCACCGCGGCACGCATCCTCTTTTCCCGGTTCTCCGAAGCCCTGCGGAAGCTCCCCGTCTTTCACTACGTCCCCATCGAGGGCGTCGACCTCCCGCCGCTCTGGGCCGCCCTCTGGAACGAGGCCCGCCCCATCGCCATGTCCGTCTTCGGGCAGGACGAGATCGAGAAGGTGACCGGCAAGCGCCCGCCGCTCGCCTACCACGGCGTCGACACCGGCACCTTCTACCCGGTGAGCCCGACCCGTCCCATCGACGTCCCGCGCGAGGACAAGCCGAACGCAGAGACCATCCGCCTCACCTCGAAGGAAGGCTGCAAGCGGTTCTTCGGCTTCGACCCGTCGTGGACCATCGCCCTCCGCACGGATCGCAACATGCCGCGCAAGCGGTACGGCGCGCTCCTGCGCTCGATGGACCCGGTCCTCGCCGCCCGCCCGGACGCCCGCCTCGTCATCCACGCCTCGGCCTTCGACCAGGGCGGCTTCCTCCCCGACAGCATCTCGAAGATGTCCCCGGACGGCGGAGGCCGCGTGATCGTCACCGACCGCCCCGGCCTGCCGCGCCCGGTCCTCAACGCGCTCTACAACGCCGCCGACCTGTATGTGACCACATCGGCCGAGGGCTTCGGCCTCTGCATCGCCGAGGCGCTCGCGTGCGGCGTCCCCGCGGTCGGCATGGACTACTCCGCCGTGCCCGAGGTCATCGGTCCCGCGGGCACCGTCGTCCCGGTCGGTCAGACCTACGACAACGAGTACGACCACAAGTGGGCCTCGCCCGACGAGGCCGCCTTCACCGAGGCCGTCGCCTACCTCATGGATCGCCCCGCCAAGCGCCGCGAGCTCGGCAACCGCGGAGTCCGCCACGTCGAGGGCACGTTCACCTGGTCCAAGGCCGCCGAGGTCGTCGCCGCCGAACTTGCACGATGGAGTTGACAACCTAAACGCGCCCGTGCAATACTCTCTCCAACGGGGACGCAGCAACGAGAGGAGAGACGAGATGACGAAGGCCGAGAAGCAGCGCGAGTACAAGGTCTGGTTCGAGCTCTACCGAGAAGGGCTGGAGATTGAGCACAACGACCAGGGCCACGACGAGGGAACCGAGACCGACTGCCCGGAGTGCTTCCCGACCGAAGAAGATCGCGCTCGCTGGCTGCGGCGGCGCGCCGAATAAGCAAGCGTTTACTACCCGGCAGAGACGAGGAGATACGAGATGACGCGCTACGAGCAGATCCGCAGGGAGATCGGTCGCATGACCATGGAGAAGCACGCCTTCATGGACGACCACTACGAGTCCGACATGGACAGCCAGACCTTCGCCGACAAGGTCAAGGACTACAACATCCACATCGAGGCCCTCGCGGACCAGATCAAGCCCGCCGCGAAGTGCAACCACGCCGCCGACCCGGAGTGCCTTCACTTCTACGGATACAAGCCGCTCCCGCTGATGTAGGCTCCCGTCGGTCCCCCTACCAGCCCCTCGGCCTTCCGGCCGGGGGGCTTTCTCGTGTCTGTATCATGGAAGGCGTGACGTATTGGGTGACGCCTTCGCAGGTCCGGACCTTCGCGAACCTTGACTCGACGTCCGGGCGGTACTCGGATGCCGCGCTCGGGTCGAACATCCTCGCCGCGCAGCAGCTCATCGAGCAGCGCACGGGCCGTCTCTTCACCGCGGGCAGCGGCACCCGCAAGTTCACGACCGAAGGCCGCGCGCAGCTCGCCATCCCCGACGTGCGCACCGTGACGACCGTCACCCTCAACGGCGCGACGCTCGTCGAGGACGAGACCTACTGGCTCGTCGGCGATCCGCGCTTCCCGACCGTCTACACGTCCATCCAGTTCCGCGCCTTCGGCCGCAACCGATCCCGCTGGTACCTGTCGGTCCCCGACTGGTGGGACCGCGGCCTCGACATGGACAGCGCCTACGAGACGAGCAGCCTCCCGAACGACCTCGTCATCACCTCGACCGCGTGGGGGTGGAGTGAGCCGCCGGCAGACGTACTTCATGCAACGAAGGCGACGGCTGCCTGGCTCACCAAGCGCGCCGACGCCCTCCTCGGGAACGCAGTCCAGCAGCCCGACGGCACCGTCTACGCCTACGACCGCTACCCGCCCGAGCTCGACGCCATCGTCTCCACCTACCGCGTAGGCGAGCAGGCGGTCCAGGTCTTCTAGTGGCCGGTCTCGAAGGCTCCGCCGACCTCCAGAAGAAGCTCATCGCCCTTCAGAACGGGACCGCGAACGAGCGCATCCTCCGCCTCCTCGGCAACGAGGTCGTCTCCCGCGCCAAGCAGAACGTGCCGCAGAAGACCCGCAACCTTCACCGCACGATCCGCGTGGACGAGGTCGACGAGCGCACGCAGACCGTCCGCGTCGTTGCAGGCTCGACGAACGGCAAGGTCGGCTACGCGCAGTACGTCGAGTTCGGGACCAAGCCGCACGTCATCGTCCCGAAGGCAGGCCGCAAGGGCCGCAACGGTCGCCCCGCGGCGCTCGCATGGGGCGGCGCTCGTCGCCTCTCGGGCAACCTGCGGTCCGGCTCGCGACCCACGAACTTCGCCTACCGCGTCAACCACCCCGGCACCCGTCCCCGGCCCTACCTCGTCCCTGCCGCGCAGGAGACCCTCCGGGCCGTGCGGCTTGCGCCGGAGCTCGTGAAGGTCTGGAACGACGCCTCATGAGCATCCTCTCGGACATCCGCAACGGGGCCAAGGCCGTCCTCGACACCGTGGCCGGCATCGAGCAGACCTACGCGTCGCGGCCCGCGAGCCTCGGCGCGCTGCCCTGCGCGTTCGTCGATGAGATCCGCACGCAGCTCCTGCACACCGCAGGCGTCCGCCAGTGGGACGGATGCGAGGTGGACATCTACGTCATCTCCGGCGGCTTCGACAACGAGGAGAACCAGGCGGACGGCGACACCGTCGTCGCCGCGGTCATCGACGCCTTCTCCGACACGCCGCACGCCTTCGGGGCCAACACGGTGAGCGAGCCGGTCCGGGTGCGTAGCGCGACCGTCGATAATGGAAACGGCGTGACGTTCCCGGCATGGATCGTCACGGTCGGGCGGTTCTACTACAGCGAGGGTCGGTAAGTCACCGGCACAGCCCGATAGGGCAGGAGGTTCACGATGCCCATCAGGGGCTTTACCCGGTTCCGGAAGTGGCAGTTCGGCAAGCAGTCCGCGCACGGGACCGCCGTCACCCCGACCCGCGCGGTCGCGTGGTCCGGCGTCCTCGAGTACCAGCCGAACTGGACGCAGCAGACCGACCTCGACGTCGGCAGCATCGACCCCGTCCTTCCCGACTACCGGGTCGGCGCGGACATCACCGCGAGCCTCACCGGCCCGCTCACCTACGACGACATCCCGCTGATCATGGCGGCAGGCGTTCGCGGCGGGCAGACGGCCGTCACGTCCAGCAGCACCTACCAGTGGACGCATCAGGCGCTCTCGCTCACCGCGACGACGCTGGACGAGTTCACGACGACGTGGGGCGACGACGTGGCGGGCGATGCGTGGCAGGCCCGCGACGGCATCCTCGAGACCATCGAGCTCGGCTTTGACGAGAGCCTCGGACCGTGGACGTTCACCGGCGGCTGGCGCTACGGCTACGCGGACGGCGGCATCACGCCTCCGACCAACTTCAACGTCGGCTCGAACCTGCCGCTCGTCTTCGGTGCCGACACGAAGCTCTACATCGACAGCACGTCCGGCGGCATCGGGCAGACGCTGATCTCCGACGCCCTGCACCGGGCCTCGATCTCCATCACGAACTCCATCGACCTCAAGCGCTTCGCCAACGGGTCGAACTCGCGCTTCGCCATCAACGGCTACGGCCTCACCAGCCGCGAGATCACGGCGTCCTTCACCTTCGCCAAGACCTCGCAGACGGTCGGCCTCGTGTCGGAGGCGGCGAAGTGGCTCACGGCCGACCCGACCAACCGCTACGTCAACATCCAGGTCGAGAGCCCGAGCATCATCTCCGGTGCCATCCCCTACTCCTGGGACCTCAAGCTCTCCGGCAACTGGACGGCGCGCACCGACGAGGCCGTCGGCGGGAACGCGGTCGTCACGCTCGAGCTCCGCGGCAGGTATGACGCGGGCCTCGGGTACGCGCTCCGGTCCTACGTCGTCAACAACCGGCCGACGCTCGCGTGAGCTGGTTCGTCGAAGCGAAGGAACCCGTCGCGGTCGCCCTCGGGGCGTGCCTCTGCCCGGGCACGCCTCACGGCGACGGCGACACGGTCTATCTCCGTGCGGAGCTGGACTACGCGGGCGGCCTCCTCGTTCTCTCCGCGATGACCGGGGAGAGCGAGGAACCGCTTATCGCGCGTCTGTCGAAGGCGTACCTCCTCGCGGGGATCGCCTCGTGGACGTTCCTCGACGGCGAGGGCAAGCCCGTGCCGGCGTCGCATGCCAACATCTCCCGGCTCGCGTGGAATGGTCCGGCGATGACCATCGCGAACGCGGCCGCGGACCTGTACGGCGAGGCGGTGCTCGGCCCTTTGGGACTGACGGCGAGCGAGTCCTCGCCGAGTGGGCCATCGGAAGACTCGACCTCGCCAATCCCGTCCTCTGGGGACTAGCACCGGAGGCCATCATGGCGATCCACGACGCCACCTACGCCACGCCGCCGACCTCGTACCGCGCCTTCCGCTGGCGCATGCTGCACCTCTTCGAGGAGCGGGTCGGCAAGCGCATCTCCGAGGCCAACCTCGACGCCGAGGCGCGTGAGGCCGCGGCCGTCGCGAACCTCAAGAGGAACATCGGATGAGCGTCGCGGAGCAGGCCAACCTCGTCGTCGCCATCTCCCTGCGGGACCAGTTCTCCCCGTCCGTCAAGCGCCTTCAGACGAACCTCAAGACGCTCGACATGCAGACGGCCCAGCTGCAGCAGGGCATCGGCAAGATCGGGCAGGGCCTCTCCAAGGGCCTCCAGCGGTCCGCGGTCCTCGCCGCGGGCGCGGTCGGGCTGCTCGCGACGCAGGTCAAGGCGGGCGTCACCGAACTCCTTGAATGGGAGGACGCGACGCTCCAGGTCGAGGCGGCTATCAAGTCCACGAACGGCGTCGCCAAGGTCAACGTCGAGCTCACGCAGGACCTCGCGGAGAAGTACGCGGCCCTGTCACTTGCCGAGGACGACGTCATCCTCGCCTCGCAGTCGCTTCTCCTGCGGTTCCCGCGCATCACGAAGGACGCCTTCGAGCCCGCGCTCGTCGCCGCCCTCGACCTCTCGCAGGCGATGGGGACCGACCTGCCGAGCGCCACGCGCGTCGTCGCCCGTGCCCTGAACGATCCCATCCGCGGCCTCTCTCGCCTCGAGCGTGCCGGCGTCTCGTTCACCGAGCAGGAGAAGAAGAAGATCAAGCGGCTCCAGGAGTCGGGCCGCACGATGGAAGCGCAGCGCCTCATCCTCCAGAAGCTGAACCGCGTCTACGGCGGCTCCGCGGAGCGCGCGACCATCGGCTACCGCGGCAAGGTGAAGCTCCTCACCGACCGCATCAAGGACCTCCAGCAGGCGCTCGCGAGCCCGCTGCTCGAGCCGCTGACGCGCGTCACCGAGGAGCTCACAAAGTTCGCCGCGTCCGAGGAAGTGAAGCAGGGCATCACCGATCTCGGAGAGGGCATCGCGAGCCTCTTCACGGCCGAGAACATCCAGACCGGCATCGACTCGATCAAGGACGGCTTCGGCTTCCTCCGCGACCTCCCATGGGCGAGCATCAAGGACGGCCTCCAGACGACCGCGGACGTCGCCAAGAAGGCCGTCGACCTCTTCAAGAGCCTCCCGCCGGAGGTGCAGGGCGGCCTCGTCACCCTCCTCGCCGCGAACAAGCTCACCGGCGGCCTCGTCGCCTCCGGCCTCGGCGACATCGCAAGCTTCCTCCTGCGCAACCTCACGACCATCAACGCGACGGTCGTCAACGTCATCGGAGCATCGGTCAGTACCGGCGTACCCGGCGTAAAGGGAGCGCCGACTGGAGGCGGTGCCGGTGCGGCAATCGCACGAACCCTCGGTGCTGCCACGATCATCGCCGCTCCCGTCGTCATCGCACACGAGCTCGGCGTCCCAGGAATGCTCGGTGGCCTGTCCCCCGGCTACAACGAGGCCAACGCTGCGCTCATGGACTTCGAGGGACGTCGCCAGGCCAACGAGGCCCGCGCCAGCGGTCGCGTCTTCAATCGCGTGGGCTTCTCTACGCTCAACGCAAGCATTCAGCGGCAGACCGAGGCGTTCTGGGAGACCTTCGACAAGAGCGTGGCCGAGGGCAAGCTCGACCGCGCCAAGTTGCAGGAGATCGCGCGCAAGGTCGCCGAGGGAAAGATCACGGTCCAGCAGGGCAACAACCGCCTCCAGAAGCTCGAAGAGCGCACCATCGAGCAGACCGCGGCCATCGCGGCGCAGGAGATGCGCGTCAACCTGCAGCCCTACATCCAGATCTCCGCCGCGCAGACCGGGAACGCCATCACGCTCGCGGCCACGGGTAGCCGCATCGTCATCCGCTGATGGGCCTCACGTTCGAGATCGACGGCTCGGCCGTCTCGGACCGCGTCCGCTTCTCCGAGTGGGACCTCACCGAGTACGCCTACCGCGGCCAGGTCGGCACCGGCGTCCTCGTCATGGTCGACGACACGGCGTCCTACCTGCCGCCCGCGCAGAAGCGCCTCGAGGTCGTGAACATCGTCTCGGGGAGCAACTCGCTCCTCTTCTCGGGCTTCCTCGCGGAGCGCACCGCGGAGAAGGGACGGGCGGCACCGGGTGGCCGGCAGTGGTCCGTCACCATCGAGGACATCAACGCCCGCCTCGATGACCGCATCATCACCGACGCGATGCAGGGGACGAAGAAGCGCGAGGCCGAGACCGACCGCCAGCGCATCCTCTGGCTCCTCTCGCTCGGGGCCATGACCGGCATCACGGCGGGCTACGTCCCGACCGGCGACAACGTCGACATGGACGCCATCGACTACCGCGGCAAGAAGCCGCGCGACGTCCTCGAGGATTGCGCGCAGGCCGCCGGGAAGAACTTCTACCTCTACAGCAACTCTCCTGGCGACGTCCGCCTCTGGTACGCGAAGTCCGACGCGGAGGAGAGTCCCGGCCTGCCGCTGTACCGCTCGTCGGTCACGATCACCGACGACGCGAGCGCGGTGAACTCCACGACCCACTTCGCGCCCTACGGCGTCCGCCTCTCGCTCGACCCGTCGCGCGTCTACTCGCGCGTCCGCATCCGCTACAAGGGCGGCGCGAGCACGACGGCACAGAACGACACGACCGCGAGCACCTACCGAGTCCGGGAGATCTACCGTCGCTACATGAGGGCCAAGACCGCGGCGAAGGCGCAGAGCCTCGCGCAGGGCTGGCTCACGCGCGCCTCGCAGGAGCAGGCGACCATCTCGCTCTCGGTCAACTTCCCGGCCGCCTACGTCAACGAGGTCCGTGCCGGCCACGCGCTCAAGCTCGAGCTCTCGCGCTACGACATCAACGCCTACTACCGCGTCATCCGCCGCACCATCCGCCAGGTCACCGACGAGCTCTACGCCCTCGACCTCGACTTCGAGGACAAGGTGCGCCCGACCGCTCTGCAGGGTCCGGCCATCGAGAACCCCGACGCCGAGGAGATGTCCAACGGGACCGACACCGACCAGTCGGTCGTCATCGACTCCGACGGCATCGCGGTCGTCGGCGGTGCGATCTCCGTCACGAACGGCAACGGCACCGTCATCATCGACGGCTCGTCCGACTTCTTCTCCATCGTCGCCTCCGGGACCCTCACGATCCCTGCGACGAGCCTCAAGGGCCAGACCTACCAGTCGGTGTCGGTCGTCACGGGCCTCGAGTACGACCCATCCGCGCTCTTCTTCGCCCGCGTCCCGTCCTCTGACGGGAAGGGCAACTGGTCGCAGCCGACGCCCATCATGGACCTCTCGGCCTCCGGTACCATCCTCCGCATGGTCACGGGCAGGGCGCGGTACGTCGCGGGCACGACGGGCACCTCGGCGCGCACGCAGGTACAGGTCATGCGGTTCACCTCGTCGCCGCCGGAGGGCTCCGTCACCGTGCGCTACTACATCCTGCAGAAGACGGCCATCTGATGACCGACCCCATCGACCGCCCGTACTTCCCGGCCAACGAGCCAGGAGCGCAGCAGGAAGGCGTCGACGCGCCCGGGTTCTTCTCGGCCACGTCCGACTTCATGAACGGCGGCGTCTACAACGGCACGTTCCGCCTCGGGCCGCCGCAGTCGGCCTCGAACATCGACGTCGCCTCGACGATCATCGGGTCGAACTTCGTCCCCGGCTGGCGCTTCGTACAGTCGAGCAACACGAACATCACCGGCTCGCACCTCCGCAACACCGCGGCACCCGCGGGCTCGAACTTCCGGTTCACCTACAAGAGCGGCGCGGCCACGGACGAGGCGTTCATCGAGCAGCTCATCGACGTGACCGGCTCCGCGGTGAGCAGCGACGACGCCTACCGTGCGACCGTCCTGCCGACCGGTGCGAACTTCGACGCGGCCGTCCGGGTGCAGTACCTCATGGCCGACGGAACCATCACCGGAGGCGAGGGAGAGGCCGCCTATTCGCTCGTCGCCGGGACGCGCAAGAGCATCGTCCTGCGGAGCTCGCTCCCGACGAATGCCAAGTACGCCCGCCTCCGCGTCCTCACCGACCGAGGAGCGGCGGCGACGTCGGCGACCGGCACGGTCGACGTCCTAGAGGTCAAGCGTGACCGACCGGCGACGCAGGTCGCGCTTTCGGACGTCAACGACCCGGACGCGAACGACCCGTCGAACATCTACCAGTACGACGGCGACCTCGTCGTCATCCCGAGCACGGCGACGAAGCAGATCGTCCATGTCGGCGGCACCAGCTATCCGGCCACGACGACGCACAGCACCGCCAGCGGCGGCGACTGGATCGTCTCGTCCTCGTCGTTCGTCAACGTCCACGGCTTCTACGACAACGCGCAGGCCGAGAAGTACACCTTCACCAACTCGACCGGCGGGAGCAACCTCCTCCTCGGCTGGTCCATCATGCCCATCGTTCTCTCCCGAACGAACATCGGCGCGACCGTCACGAACGCACGCCTCGCGTTCCCGACCGAGGCCGCGGGCCCGCAGTACTTCGGCATCCCGTTCCCGACGCACCTTGTCGGCATCACCATCGCGCACAACGGCACGATCACCGCGGGGAACATCGTCGTCGACGTCACGAGCGGGCTGGCCGGAACGGTCATCATCAACGACATCTGCACCTTCACCTCGACGTCGGCGACCGAGTTCCGCTTCACCTACCCGCTCGGGACGCATCAGTTCGCCGCGGGCGTTTCTCCGGGCGTCGCCCTTACGTCAAGCGGCCTGTCTCCGACTACGGTCGACGTCGCGGCGATCCTCTTCCTCGCCACGCCCATCACGGGTGGCCTCTGATGGCGGCCTTCCTCGTGGCATGGAACGAGAACGGCGACATCGTCGCCACCCTCGACGGCCTCTTCCTCGAAGGCCAGGCGGTCGACCTCCTCGCAGCGGAGGCCGCGGGACGGAAGATGCGCGACCTCTGGCTCGTGGCCGGGGCCATCGGCTCGGGCACCTGGCCGGTCAACATCGGCGGCGAGGCGCACCGCTACCGCGTCGAGCTCGACCCCGAGCAGCCGCACCGCGTCATCGCCCTCGTCCACCGCGACACCGGAGAACGCATCGAGCGCGTGGTAGGCTAGTACCCGTCTCCTCTTTCTCTCCGGCCCGCCCTCGGGGGAACCTCCTCCCCTCCGGGGGCGGTTCCGTTTCCGGGACTTGCACGATTGCACGGCGGCGCGCATAATGCGCCTGTGCCGCACGTCGCGGCCGGAGAAGGAGACACGATGGAGTACCTCACCCTCGCGGAGGCAGCCGCGTCCCTCGGCCTGGCGCCGGCGACGCTGCGCTCGCAGATCCGCAACCGCGCCATCACCGGCCGCCGCGTCGGTCCGGTGTGGACGATCTCGCGCGACGAGGTCGAGCGGTACCGGGAGAAGTCCCTCGGGCGGCAGGGCGGCCGCAAGTAGCAGAGAGAGAGGAGACACCATGAACGTCGACGTCGAGGACCTCATCGCGCGGGTGCGCGCCACGATCCGCGTCGAGTACATCGAGTACGCGAGCAGGAAGCGCAAGGACCGCGAGCTCGATCGCATCGCCGAGTACCTCGAGGGCTACGAGGTCGCCGCGGACACCATCGAGAAGGACCTGTCCCGCATCATCCACTACGCGGTCGTCGACCAGCAGAAGGCGAGCGAGTCGTGAACCTCGAGGAGCGCGACCCGCGCAAGGTTCTCTCCAAGTCCTTCCTCGTGGGTGCCGACATGTGCGGCGAGCGCGCGTGGCGCGACATCCACGATCCGCGGCCGTTCTACATGACCGAGAAGGTGGCCTTCGGCAAGGTCGTCGACGCGGCCCTCCAGAAGCTCGTCGAGACGTGGAACGCCGGGGCGACGGACGTGACCGCATCCATCGACCACGCGGTCGCCACGGTGGCCGAGGCGTCGATGGTGAGCATCCCCGAGGTGCAGCGGGCGGTCGAGGACTTCTGGCCTCTCCTGGCCGACTTCGACTGGGCCGAGGCGCGCATCCAGCCTGAGCTCAACGCGACGATCCCCGGCGTCGGTGACGTCAACGGGCACCCGGACTTCATCCTCCGGGACGGCACCCTCCTCGACATCAAGACCGCGGCCCGGGCCAAGCCGGAGAACGCCGCGGCGCAGAGCCCGCTCGAGCTCGGCTTCTACGCGCTCTCCTGCCTCTGGGCCGGGGAGCCGGTGAAGCGGGTCGGGTACATCACCTGGGTCCGCACGAAGTCGCCCTCGTGGCAGGTCCTCGTCGCGGACGTGGACGACCGGATGCTCGATGCGGCATGGCAGCGCGCCTTCCGTCGGGCCAACAACCTCCGGGCGGACGCGAACGTCAACACCGGGGGCTTCCCGGCGGTCAACGTGTCCTTCGGCAACGGGCCGAAGTACGCGGGGCTGTGCAATACTTGCGCGCATAACCCGTCGAACGGCGGCGGGTGCGAGATCGCAGAGGAGTAGGAGACATGGCGAAGAACTTCGCGGCCGACTACGTCACGGTCGCAGAGCGCATCGAGGCGTTCTACAAGGCGTACCCGGAGGGGAGCATTCAGTCGGACATCATCGAGATGACCGACAAGCGCGTCGTCGTCCGGGCGATGGCCTACCGCAACACCGAGGACCCGCGTCCCGGCATCGGCCACTCGTCGATGAACATCCCGGGCTCGACGCCCTACACCCGCGGCTCGGAGCTCGAGAACACCGAGACCTCGGCATGGGGCCGCGCCATCGCGGCGCTCGGCTTCGAGACCAAGGCGGGCATCGCGAGCGCCGACGAGATCCGCAACAAGTCGAACGACGACGCAGGACCGCGCACAACGGCCCAGAACGCCCCGCCACGGCCCGAGACGCCCCGGAGCGCTGTCCAGTCCCCTCCGCCGGTCGAGGGCGCCCTCACGGTCGGCCAGGCACTCGACGCCCTGAAGATGGCGGGCATCGACTCCAAGGCGATCTCCGCCAAGGGCAAGGAGATGTTCGGCCAGTGGTCGCTCAAGGAGATGACCGGCGAGCAGCGCGCGGCCCTCGTGGCCGAGCTCACCGGCCTCGTCCCGATGCCGCCCGACCTACCGCCCGCGGAGGACTTCGACGACATCCCGTTCTAGGTTTGACAATCTGCACGGCGGGGCGCAGACTGCGCCCTGCCGGCAGCAGCCGGAGAGAGACAGAGGAGACGAGATGAGGAACTACGGGGAGCTTCGGAAGCACGAGTACGTCGGGCTCCGGGTGTCGCGGTGCTGGGGCATCGACCCCGAGACCGGCGCGCGGAAGTGCTACACGCAGGTCAAGCACGACTGCCCGATGAAGAAGCACGAGCGGAGGCTCACGGTCATCACGGGCATCGGCGTCGCGATCCTCGGCGTGGTCAACGGCTGGCTCTTCATGGCGGCCCTGTGATGCAGGTGAACCGCATCTACCCGGTCATGCACATGCAGCCGCTCGTCCCCGGACGGATGGGCGTCGTGAACCTCCCGACCGTCAACGTCCTCGATGACGAGACGCCGACCATCTGCCCGGCCTGCGCTCACGGCTTCGAGGTCGGCGACGTCGTGCGCTACGTCCACGAGCCCATCGGCTACGTCTGGGTCCACGACCGCGACGTGATCACCGATGCGCGGGACTGACCGCCGGTTCATCCGCGACATGCCCGAGTGGGGCGACTTCATGCGGTCCGATCACCAGCGCGACGTCCACTGCCTGACTGGAACGGTGGCCGGGTGCATGTGGTGCGAGCGGTCGCAGGAGATCGATGACATGTTCGTCGTCGCGAGCCAGGAGATCGAGGCCCGCATGCAGGGCACCCTCTGGGACGGGCAGTGACGATGTCCCGCTACATCACCCCCGGCACGAGCCACTACGAGCGCGCCCGCCTCTTCGGTGAGGCGCTCCGGCAGGCGCGTCTCCGCGCGAACCTCGGCACCCGCAAGGTGTCGGAGGCGGCGCAGGTGACGCGCACGCAGGTCATGCACTACGAGCAGGGCCGCAACATCCCGTCCGTCATCGTCGCCGCACGGATCGCCGCGGCGCTCGACGACCGGAGCCTCCTCCAGATGGCTCAGGAGGCCAGGCAGCGCGAGTGCCTTCGCTGTAAGGCGACGATCCTCGCCAACACCGGCCGCCCTGCCACCTACTGCTCCGAGGCGTGCCGGCAGCTCATGAACAAGGCGCAGCGCAAGCCGGTCGAGCGGGACGTCCGCGTCCTCTCGGCCGAGGTGCGCACCTACCGGCGGCGCATCGCGGAGATGTGCGGCCAGTGCCCGGACGGGGAGGACGGCTTCTGCCGCCTCGCGGCCTGTCCGTTGCGCTCCGTCTCCCCGCTCCCGTTCGCCCTCGACCGGACTCCCGTCAAGGTGGCCGTGCCCATCGTGCGCAGGCCGCGACGTGCCCGGGTCTGACGTGATCATCAAGGCGTGCGCGTGCGGAGGCGTCATCGCGGCGATCTCCGACAAACCCGAGGCCATCGAGCGCGCGGTGCGCGACCACCAAGCCAAGGCTGGCCACCTCATCTGGCGCGCGAACGGCGGCCTCGACCAGCTCGAGCGGAAGCTCGACGCCTACGAAGGGAGGCTAGTCCGCAACGTCTGATGCGATACAATGGGGAAGCCGGTACAAGCGGTGACCACATGAGGCCCCGGGCTGTGCTTGTACCACAACCCGGGGCCGATCCTTTTGGAGGTACAAGCTCCCGATGCGAGTCCCCTTCTGGCCGTGCCGGAGTGCGGCAGAGTTCTTCACCGAGAGGAGCGACCTGCTCGACGTTTCCGTCGTGAGGTCCAATGGAGGCTGGGACGTCGTTCTGCGGATCGACGGGACCTACACCTACGAGGAGGACGCCGTCGCCGCTGCCGATGGCATGCGGGACATGGTCAAGATGATCCCCGACATCGCCTGGAAGACGTATGGCGCGTGGGGCAGATGGGGAAGGCGGGTCAAGTGACCGCACAGCCCGACCCGTACGTCCGGGTCTACTACCGCATCACGGACGACCCGAAGTTCGCCGACGTCTACGACAACGACGCGGCGCTCGCCCTGTGGCTCCGGCTGCTGATCACCGCAGACGCGACGTGGCCGGCAGCCGCACCGCTGCCGCAGCTCGACCGGGACGCCCTGACCACCCTTGTCAACGCGGGCCTCGTCGACCTCGTCGGGGCGACCCGATACCGCATCCACGGCCTGGAGTCGGAGCGGTCGAAGAGGACGAACAAGGGCACGCAGATGGCCGCCGCCAGATGGTCCGGCAAGCATGATGCACAAGCATATGCACAAGCATCCGAGCCGGAATGCACAAGCATCACGCACAGCATTGCTGGGCCTCATGCTGGGCCATGCTCTCCGAGCAACTCCGAGCCGAGCCGAGCAACTCCGAGCAACTCCGAGCCGAGCATCTCCACTCCGGCGGACGCGCTCGACACCTACTACAGACTCACCGGGTCGTGGCCTTCGGCGAAGGTGGTCCCGTGGATCAACCAGATGGCCTCGAACCACGGGGAGGAGGCCGTGTCGAAGGCGCTCGCGGCGACGTGGATGGAAGACCCCGACCGGGCGACCCTCATGAGCCGATGTCGCGACCGCCTTGAGCGGGAGGCGCACGAGCGCGAGAAGGCGTACGAGCGCGCCGAGGCCAGGAGGGCGGAGCGCGACCAGAAGCAGATCGAGGAGATGCCGCTCGAGAAGCGCCGCGAGAACATGGCCCGCCTCCGCGAGTCCCTCGAGGAAGTAGGCCTCCTGCCGAGGACGGACGCATGAGGTCCATCGGGGAGATCGTCGAGAGCCGCGTCGCCGAGGGCCGCGTCGACCCGACCGTCCTGTCGGTCTTCCGCACCATCCCGAAGAAGCTCATGTGGGCGATGGAGAGGAAGCACGCAGGCAGTCGCGATCACGTCTACGCCTGCCGCGAATGCTGGCTCGTCGCGAAGCAGTTCTACGAGACCATGCTCGCGATCCGCGAGAGGGAGGCGAAGTGACCGACGACCGCACCGCGCTCTACCGCTACTTCGACGCAGAGGGCCGGCTTCTCTATGTCGGCATCGCGTTCAACCCGATCGCCAGACAGTCCCAGCATCGCTCTGCCGCGGCCTGGTATGGCTCGCTCGATCGGATGTCTGCCGAGTGGTTCGCGACAAGACGCGAAGCGCTCGATGCAGAACGAAGGGCAATCTCGTCCGAAGACCCTCTGCACAACATCAAGAGACCCTCCATTGCTCGACCAGTGAGGACGGCAGGGAGGCGGATGTACATCGAGCATCCCGCTATCGCACCGTCCCGAGTTTTCATCCGCACGCCTTTGTCGCGCGAGGCCAGGGACCTCTACGACCGCATCTGCTACGAGTGGTGGATTGGCGGCAACGGCGAGTGGTCGTTCGTCGAACAACGAAAAGCGATGACGTGGCTCGCGCAGATCGGGACGCCTACCTCTCGCAGCTCTCTAGAGCATTTGCTCAATGAGCTCTGGGGCGCGGAGATGACCTACGACAAGTGGAACGCCCACCTCATCTCTGGCTTTCGCATGCAGCACGACGGCGCTGACTTCCGAGTCGGAGTCCGGCTAAACGAAAGGGTCTGCAATCTCATGCGCGAGGCATGGACACCGAAGATGACCTTCGTGCAGGAGGCGAAGTGACCGACGAGAAGACCACCCGCGGCCGCCGCAGCCGCAACCGCGGGAACGCGTACGAGCGGGACGTCGCCCGCAGGCTCGGCGTCAGCCGGGTCGGGCAGTACGGCACGAAGGCCGACGTCGGCGACCGCGACGAGTGGATCGTGGCGCAGACGAAGGTCGGCGGCGCGTATCCCGAGCGCCTCGACGGATGGCTCCGTGCAATCCCGTCCTCCGACGGGCAGCTCCGCGCGCTCGTCCTCGGCGACGCTCCCGGTGCCGGCCACAGCCGCCGCGAGCTCATCGTCCTCGACTTCCGCGAGTTCCTCCTCTGGTACGGCCCGACCGCCGGAGGCGAGGAATGATCCGCGAGGCTATCGTCCGCGACCACTTCGCTTCGCGGTACGTCCGCGCCAAGGTCGAGGTGAGGACGACGTTCGGACGCATCGACGTGCTTACCGACGAGTTCGTTGTAGAGGTCGAGCCGTTCACGACGTGGAGGCATGGCGTGCGCCAGGCGCTCGCATACGCGCAGGAGACCGGCAAGAAGCCCGCAGTGGCCGTGTACGGCGACATCGACAGGCAATCCGGTGCGCGAATGTGGCGTGACTGTGCAGGGCTTGTGACGATCTTCATGCTCAACTACCGGACGTGGACGAGAGTTCGCAACCTCGAGCAGGCGATGTACCCGAAGGCTGCTCCGCCGTCCGACCTCGCACCGAAGGGGCCAAGGCAGCCGAACCGCATGCTCAAGCCGCGCGGGTACGAGCCGTCGGAAGAGGATCTGTTCCGAGTGAACCAGCGTGTCGGGGCGATCATTCAGGCAGTTCTTGCAGGGCAGTCGGCCAAGTTTGGGGCCGAGGAGTGACGCCGCAGCAGTGGGCCTTGATGCTCCGGATGGCCGTCAAGAACAAGGGCATCTCGTGGGCCGAGCTCGCCCGCGAGACCCCGATCTCCTCGTCGTGCCTGATGAAGATGAAGCGCGGCGAACGCATCATCTCCCTCGAGGTGGCCGAGCGCCTGGCGAACGCCCTCGACATGCCAGCCCTCTCGCTCGGCGTCATCGAGATGCGGACGAAGACCTGCGTCGTCTGCAACGGCACCTTCGTGGATCGCGGGAAGAACCACTACGCCCGCACCTGTAGCGAGACCTGCCTCTCGACGCGACGGATGCGCGAGGCACGCCAGGTGACGCACGAGCGCCTCGGGCGGCAGCACCTCGTCATGAAGCGCCGCATCGAGAAGTACACCTTGTCCGTGCTGGCATTCTGTCGGGCATGCGAACCCGAGGGGATGTGCAGGACGCCGAAGTGCGAGCTCCGCACGGTGTCGCCGTTGCCTCTGAAGAAGGGCCTAGAGAGGTAGTCCACCGGCGGGCCTACGCCGGACCGAGCCGGAGGGCCTACTGGCAGTGCCGAACGTCCGAAGGAGACTGGAAGCCCTGCGAGGGCCACGAGAGGAGCCACGATGTCCGACCGCATGGGTCCGGGGGCCGTACCGGGTGAAGGGCGGCGAGCGCGTCTGGCGGGACCGCTGTCCCGTCTGCGACCGCCCCGGCGTCGCCACCCTCGACATGGTCTCCATGCTGCATCTGTAGCCCTCGCCCTGCTCCTCGCGATCCCCGCGGCACCCGCGGACGCTGGCCGGTGGAACGGCCCCATCCGCCTCCCGTGGTACAACCAGGAGGGCCAGCCGCTCGGCTGCCCGGGTGCCGGCGCCTTCAAGCGGTGGAAGCGCGTCGTCGCGGTCCGACCGAGCGACCCGCGCTTCAAGTGCGGCGACGTCATCGAGCTACGCTTCCACAACCAGACCGTCCGCGCGACCGTCGCCGACTCCTTCTCCGAGGCCGCGCCCGGCTGGGTCGTCTTCGACGCCGCCGCGATCCTCAACTGCCGCCTCCTACTCGCACCTTCCCGCAGGAACGCGAAGAGGCTCGGATATGTGGACGACTGTCGTACGCTAACCGGCGTGATGTGGAGGAAAGTCGGATGACGATGCTCGAGCGCGCGCAGAAGATGCAGCGCGGCAGGCAGGGACCGAACTGCTCCGTCGGCACGACGCTCGGCGGCCTGCAGCCGAAGTACCGCGCGGAGGTCGAGGAGGCGATGGCCGACCAGACCATCTTCTCGACGATCATCGAGCAGCTCCTCGAGGAAGACGGCATCTCCGTCGGCGCGACCGCCATCCAGCGCCACCGCCGGGGGAAGTGCATGTGCGGCAAGGGCGCATGACCTTCGACGAACGAGCCCGCGAGGAGCGCCGCGAGACCGACACCCGCGCCGCCCTCGACCGCGCGCTCCGGTCCCTCGAGAAGGCGAAGGCCACCCGCGAGGAGCTCGTCGCCGCCGTCTACTCCGCCGCCAAGGACGCCGCCGAGACGATCTCCGTCCCGCCCGTCCCGAAGCCGAAGGCGCACGACAAGAAGCGCCCGCCGGAGACCGCCGTCTGCATCCTCGCCGACTGGCAGGTCGGCAAGACGACGCCCACCTACGACTCCGAGGTAGCCGCCGACCGCGTCCGCCTGTACGCCGAGAAGGTCGCCCGCCTCATCGCGCTGCACCACGCGCCGGTGGACGAGGCCGTCGTGATGCTCCTCGGGGACCTCGTCGAGGGCGAGCTCATCTTCCCCGGCCAGAGCCACCGCATCGACGCAAGCCTGTACCGCCAGACCTTCCACGTCGCGCAGCTGCTCGCGGAGATCGTGCGCACCATCGCCGCGGCCGTGCCGGCGGTCCGCGTGGTCGGCGTCATCGGCAACCACGGGGCCATCGGCGGCCCCGTCCGCCGCGAGAGCCACCCCGAGACCAACGCCGACGCGATGGCCTACAACGTCGCCCGCCTCCTCGTCGAGAAGGAACCGCGCATCGACTGGGAGGAGACCTTCGTCCGCCACGAGCGCGCGTGGTACCGCACGGTCGAGGTCCGCGGCCGCCAGTGGTGGCTCTTCCACGGCGACCAGATCAAGGGCGGCGCGTTCGGCTACCCGTGGTACGGCCTCAACAAGCGCCTCCTCGGCTGGCAGACCAGCGTCGCCCCGTTCGACTACTCCGCGTCCGGCCACTGGCACCAGCCGGTCCGCGTCCAGGTGAACACCGTCACCCACTGGGGCGCAGGCTCGACCGAGTCCTCGAACACCTTCGCGCAGGAGTACCTCGCGAGCGGAGGGCAGGAGCCGAGCCAGTGGCTCATCTTTCAGGGCGACGACGGCGTGACGGCCGAGTACCTCGTCCGGCTCGGTGGAGTCGCCGGGTAAACTGGTTCGGTGACCGTGAGCCTCGCCTGATGTTCGACCCGGCCCTCGCCGCGCAGATCGGCATGGTCGCGGCTGCGTCCATCGTCGGCGCGGTCATCGGCGGACGCCGCGGTGGGGGGTATATCGCACGGCATGCGGACGAGCAGATGAAGAAGCTCATCGAGGCGCAGGCGATGCGCATCGAGCTCCTCGAGGTCGAGAACGCCCGCCTCCGCGAGAAGGTCCTCGTCCTCGAAGGCCAGGTCCGCGCCCTCCGCGACGAGCTCGACATCGAGAAGCGCATCACCGCCCGCCTCGACAAGGAGAAGCCCTGATGCCCATCTTCCGACGTCAGCTCGACGGCTCGCCCAACGCGGGCGACAACTGCGGCCCCGCGTCCGTGGCGATGGCCCTCCGGTGGGCCACGAAGCACGACGTCGCGCCCGACCCGCAGAGCGTCCGCGTCCGCATGCACGACATGGTCGGCGGCACGCAGATGAGCGAGCACCGGAAGGCGTGGGACGCCTACCGCGACGAGTACGCGCGCGAGTGGAACATCCCGGCGATGGTGTACCGCCCGAACGGCGAGTTCACCGACCTCCTCACGATCCTCGAGGACGGCAAGGCCGCGACCATCGCCATCGACTACTCCGCCGTCCCGCGCAACCTCAAGGGCGACCCGCTCTTCAACGGCCTGCACTCGGTCTTCGTGGCCGGCATCCGCACCCGCGCCGAGATCGTCGAGATCAAGGTCTTCGACCCGCTCAACGACGGCCGCCGCCCCGGCATCCCGGGCCCCGGCCCCATCTGGTACCCGCGCGTCGTCCTCCGCAAGGCCGCCTCCGCGGTCATCGAGAACCCCGGTCACGCGATGTTCAACGTCGTCCGCAAGGGCACGCCCATCGAGGCCGTCGTGCCGGACCCCTGCCAGGTACTGAACGAGATGCTCGCCGCCCGCGTCGACCTCCTCGAGGAGACGCTCGGCCTCGTCCGCGGCAGCCTCATCGCCCACGGCGACGGCATCGCCGCGGCCCTCGCCGACATCGACGAGGTCCTCGACATCCCCGCCGACACCGGCCAGAAGGTGAACGGATGAAGCCGCTCACGATGGCCCTCGCGCTGATCTCCGGCGCGCTCTGGGTCTGGCTCCTGCTCCCGCGTCGCCGCATCACCGAGCCGCTCATCGACGAGACCGACCGGATGGGCGACTATGGCGCGTACCCGGTGTCCCGCACCAACACCTACGTTCACTAGGAGGACCGATGAACTCCTTCGATAAGCGCCCCGTCGCCGCCGCGGCCGGAGTGCAGGCCGTCATCGTCGCCGCGGTCAACCTCGCCGCCTCGTTCGGCTGGGTGACGCTCACCGGCGACCAGCTCGCCAACCTCAACGGCTTCCTCGCCCTCGCCCTCCCGCTCGTCCTCGGCTTCCTCATCCGGAACAAGGTCATCCCGTCGATCTACGTCGAGGAGATCAAGGAGGAGGAGCAGGAGCCCGCGGCATGACGACAGAGTTCATGCCCGGCCGCAACGGCGGCCAGCTGCGCCGCGGTGGCGGCAGCCTCGTCAAGACCGAGCGCGCGCAGGTCCGCAAGGCGCTCCTCGAGGGATCGATGGAAGCCGCGCAGGTCCTCCTTGAGAAGGCCCGCGGCGGCGACATGAAGGCCATCGAGCTCGTCCTGGCCTACGGCATCGGCAAGCCGACCGAGAAGGTCGAGGTCTCCGGCCCCGACGGCGGCCCGATGGAGATCGTGCAGATGCTCGACGACCACGAGAAGCGCGCCCTCCGCGACGCCATCCGAGCGCATCTCGCCACCGTCGAGGCGTGACGCTCTCCACCTTCACCCCGGAGCAGCTCCGGGCCATCGACCAGGCGCTCGGCTGGGTGCCGGAGCGACACCAGATGGCCCCGCCCGGGGACTGGACCTACTGGCTCTTCGTCGCCGGTCGAGGCGCCGGCAAGACCGACGCCGGAGCGCACTACGTCACCCAGCACGTCAACGGCCCCGCCTGCCTCGAGGGCCCCGTCCCGCACCGCGTCGCCATCGCCGCCCCGACCCTCGGCGACGCCCGGATGACGTGCGTCAAGGGCGACAGCGGCATCCTCGGCCACGATCCCGCCGCCCGGTTCGTCCTCATGGATGGCGAGGTCGTCTGGCAGAACGGCTCGACGGGCCGCATCTTCGGCTCCTACACGCCCGAGGACGTCGAGCGGTGGCGCGGTCCGCAGCACTGCCTCGTCTGGGCCGACGAGCTCGCCGCGTGGCGCTACCTCGATGAATGCTGGGACATGATGCGCCTCGGCCTCCGGCTCGGACCGAAGCCCCGCGTCGTCGTCACGACGACCGGCAAGCCGCGGAAGATGCTGAAGGCGCTCATGCGCCGCCCGGACGCGGTCGTCACCCGCGCCACGACCAACGACAACCCGCACCTCGTGGCCGACGTCCGCGCCGCCCTGTACGACCTGTACCGCGGCACCCGCCTCGAGCGCCAGGAGCTCGGCGGCGAGATCGTCGAGAACGTCGAGGGCGCCCTCTGGCAGCAGTCGATGATCGTCCGCGACGAGCCGCCCCGCCACGTCGTGAACGGCGAGGTCGTCCCGGCCACCCGCCGCATCGTCGTCGCGGTCGACCCAGCGGTCACGAACCGCGCGGACTCCGACGAGACCGGCATCATCGTCGCCGCCATCGGCACGGACGGGAACGCCTACGTCCTCGCCGACGAGAGCCTGCGAGGCTCACCGAACCAGTGGGCATCCGCCGTCGTCCGCGCCTATCATCGGTGGCAGGCCGACCGCGTCGTCGCGGAGGCGAACAACGGCGGCGACATGGTCGCCCTCACCCTCGCCACCGTCGACTCGTCGGTCCCCGTGAAGCTCGTCCACGCGAGCCAGGGCAAGCGCACGCGAGCCGAGCCGGTCGTCGCGAAGTACGAGCAGGGGCGCGTCAAGCACCCGACCCCGCTTCCCGGACTGGAGGAACAGATGCTCTCCTGGGACCCCGCCCGCGATACCGACAGCCCCGACCGCGTCGACGCTCTCGTCTGGGCCATCACCGAGCTCATGCTCGCGAACCCGTGGGGCGGCTCGAAGTCGATGTCGGGCGTCGCGTGAACGACGCGGACAAGGCGTTCGTCGTGGGCGCGACCCTCATCGTCATCGGCCTCGGCGTCATCTGGTGGCCGCTCGCCCTCATCGCGGGCGGCTTGGTCTCGCTGGTATCCTCGATAGCGATGGCACGAGCGGACGACGGCAGGGAGTAGATGGGCATCGTCGCGAACCTTCTACCGTCGCGCGCGCGGAAGGCCGAGACCGGCATCGGCGCGGTGATGATGCGGACGAACCCGCCCCTCTCCATCTTCTCCAAGACCCCGCAGTCGATGATGCGCGACGCGCAGGCGGTCGCCCTCTCCGACATCACGATCCGCGCCGCCGAGCGCGTCATCGCCAACCGCTTCTCCTCGACGGACTGGCACCTCGAGGACGAGAACGACGTCGAGGTCGGCGACGGCGAAGGCAAGAACAACAACCCCGCCTACCTCGCGGTGAAGAGCCTCCTCGAGAAGCCCTACCGCCCCGCGCCCGGCGACCCGCAGAGCACGACCCCGCGGACGTGGGCGAGCCTCTCGAACGTCACCTGCCGCCACATGGGCATCTGCGGCTCCGCCTTCTGGTACCTCGACCAGGCCGAGGCGCTGGCCGGCACGCCGCTGCAGATCCTCTACATCAACCCGGCGCGCATGACACCCGTCCTCGACAAGGACGGGGCCATCACCGACTGGGTCCTCGACCACGACAACCGCGGCGGCGGCATGCCGCTCGGCCTCGCGAACGTCATCCACTTCCAGCTCGAGCCCCCCGATGAGGGCGTGTTCCCGGCGGGCCTCGTCGAGACGGCGCTCTCGAAGGTCGAGATGACCAAGCTCTCCGACCGCCACGTCACGATGACGCTCGCGGCGGGCGGTCGCCTGTCGGGCATCATGAGCCCGAAGGAAGGCTTCCTCGAGGACCAGGTCTACTCGCAGCTCGTCCGAGACATCCGCACGATCTCCGAGGCCCCGGACGCCGCGAAGCGCATGCTCATCCTCCGCGGCCCCGTCGAGTACAAGGAAGCCGCGGCCTCCCTGTCCGACCTCGACCTCGCCGCGCTGAACACCCTCACCCGCGACGACAAGCTCGCCCTCTGGGGCGTCCCGCATTCGTCCCTCGGCATCCCGACCGCGGGCGGCCTCGGCGGCGGCACGAGCAAGGACGCGGACGAGGCCATCCTCTGGCAGAACGCGGTCAACCCGCGCCTCCGCGTCTTCGCCGAGACGGTGCAGTACCTCCTCCTCGATCGCTTCGCCACCCTCGGCGTCAACGTCGAGATCGAGTTCGAGACGCCCGAGTTCGACGACGAGATGCCGATGTTCGACATGGCCACGAAGGCCGCGAACCTCCCGCTCACGAACCGCGAGCGCCGCGACCTCATCGGCCTCGACCCGTTCGGCGACGAGCGCGACGAGGAGGTCTGGCTCCCCGCCGGTCTCGCGCCCGCCTACTCCATCGCCGCCGCTACCCTCCCGCCCGGCACCCGCACCCTCGCGACCGAAGTCGAGGACCCATTCGACGACGACGTGAGCCTGTATGGCAAGGCCGTGGACGTCCCCGCCTACGTCCAGTCCGCCGCCCGCCGTGGCCTCCGCTACTACGAGCAGGGCCGCGGAGGCGAGGGCCTAATCCCCGCGACCATCGCCGCCGCCCGCGAGATGGCAGCCGGGTCCGTGAGCGAGGCGAAGGTCCGCCGCATCGGTCCGTGGATCGCCCGCCACATCGTCGACCTCGACGCACCGCAGAACTCCGACCCGGAGCACCCGGACTATCCCGGCCCCGGCGCGGTCGCGATGCTCCTGTGGGGTGCCGGCACGACGCCCGCACAGGCCAGGCGCACGCAGCAGTGGGCCGAGGCCGCAGCCGCCGCCATCGAGCCGGAGAAGGCCAAGGTCCCCGGCACCCGGCGCATCCGGCAGGACGTCGTCGACGCGATGAAGCGCGACCTCGCAGACGTCATCGCGGGCCTCATGGCCGAGACCGCGCGCAAGGTCGAGAAGAACTACGACCACATCGTCACCCGCCCGGACGATGCGTCCGCCTACTGGTCCGACGAGCGGGCCGAGAAGCGCCTCATCGCCGCGATGACGCCGCACATCCGCGAGCTCGTCCGCGACACCGTCGACGTGACGCAGACGCGCTTCGCGAAGGCGGGCATCCTCGACATCATCCTCCCCCGCCTCGTCGCCCTCGCCGGTCGGCAGATCAAGACCGTCCCCGCGACCCTCCTGAAGTCGGTCCGCACCGCCATCGCCGACGGCATCCGCGACGGCCTCTCCCCGCGCGACCTCGGGAAGCTCATCGAGGAGCGCATCGGGAACAACGAGTACTACGCCGAGCGCATCGCCCGCACGGAGTCCATGCGCATCCTCAACCAGGCGCAGATGGAGTCCTACCGCGAGTCCGGCATCACGCAGGTGATCGCGGTCGACGGCGACGACGACGACGAGTGCGCCGCCCGCAACGGCCGCATGTACACCCTCGCCGAAGCCGAGGCCGAGAACCTCCGCGAGCACCCGAACGGGACCCTCTCCTGGGACCCCGTCACCGACTTCCGCCTCCTCGACCCCGGCACCGGCCAGGTGATGGGACCGGCGAAGGCACAGGAGGAGCAGCCGATGGGCCTGAAGGCCACGATGGAGAGCATCGCGATCCACCTCGCCCCGGTCATCAACGTCGAGATGCCAGAGCAGAAGGCGCACGTCGTCAACGTGAGCGTCCCCGAGGCGCCGGCACCGATCATCAACGTCACCCCGCAGGCCGCCATCGTGAACGTCGAGCAGCCCGACGTCATCGTCAACGTGCCCGAGCAGAAGGCGGGCCTCGTGCAGGACATCCGCATCATCGACATGCCGGACCGCCGCCTCTCGCAGGTCGTCGTCCGTGACGGGCAGGGCCGCATCGTCGGCACCGAGAGCGCCACCGACTGATGGCCGACAACGTCCAGTTCCAGTCAACGCAGCTCGCCACCCCGGCGAGCGGCACGACCGTCTCGACTGACGAGGCAGCGAGCGGGCACATCCAGCGCGTCAAGCTCGCCTACAGCGCCGACGGCGTCGACACGCACGTTCAGGCCGACTCCGCCGGTCTGCTCGTCAACCTCGACGTCCACAAGGACACCATCGGCGACGTGATGTCCGCGACGGACCAGGCCATCGCGGTGAAGTCCGCGATCTTCGGCTACACGACTTCCGGTGGCGGCTCGTTCGAGCCCGTGAAGGTGACGCCCTCCGGCGCGCTTACCGTCGAGGCGACCATCACCGACGGAAGCGGCCCGGTGACCGTCGACGGCACGGTCGCCGCGACGCAGTCGGGGACGTGGAACCTCAACAACATCACCGGGACCGTGGCCCTCCCGACGGGAGCGGCGACCGAGTTCAGCCTCGGCCTGCTCGGCTCGAACTTCGCCGCGGTGAAGTCCGGCTCGAACATCCTCACACAGTCCACGATCTCGCTGAACCAGACGCGCATCACGGTGCAGCCCGTCGTCTCGACCACGCCCGCCTACCAGGCGAAGGACGCAGTCGGCGGGAAGCTCACCTTCGCGAACGCCGCGCGCACCTCGGGCGGCAGCATCACCATCCAGACGGCCGTGATCGTCGACCGCTCGCAGCAGATGCCGGTCCTCGAGCTCGTCCTGTTCGACCGCGACTTCACCGCGACCAACGACAACGCGCTCTTCGACCCGACGGACGCTGATCTCGCCTACTGCGTCGGTGTCATCAAGATCTCGGACTACTCGGACTTCAACGACAACGCCGTCGCGGTCCGCACCGGCATCGGCCTGACCGCGAAGCTCGAGGGCACCGACCTCTACGGCCAGCTCGTCACGCGCTCCGCGCCGACCTTCGTCGCCACCACGGACATCGTCGTCGCGCTGACCATCGTCAGGGACTAGCCGATGCAGTCCCTGCATCCCGCGTTCACGAGCCCGAGGTATGAGTCTGCCGTCGTCTCCCTGAAGCCTGTCCGGTACTTCCGCTTGAACGAGAGCAACGGGACGCGGTTCGCAGATCGCATGGCCGTCGCAGACGCACGACTTGTTGGGAGCGCGGCGCAGGTCGCCGCCACGCAACTAGGTGCAGCCGGAGCACCTGGAGTTCCCGACAGTTTTGGTCTGCGAACGACAAGCGGAAGTAGCGCGTGGGCGTTGGCTGGGACTAGCGCGATGCCGACCACCGCATACACGCTCGCCTGCTGGACGTTCATCCGCTCGCAGGTGAGCCCCGACACCGGCATCTTCGGCAAGTGGTCGAACGGCGTCGGAGGATTGCTATACAAGCCGAACAGCACGAAGATCTCGTTCATTCATCGCGGGACGAACATCAACAGCACGAGCAACCCTGCGCTCAACCGATGGCACTTCGTCGTCGGGACATGGAGCGGAACGCAGACGCGCCTCTACATCAACGGCGTTCTCGATGGTGGCCCGAGCAATAACTCAACCGCGCCCGGAGACGTTGGCGAGTGGAGCATCTGCACCTATAACGTCGTCGGCTTCTATGACTCTCGCCGACTCTCGGGAACGGTGAGCGAGGCCGCCTATTGGGACCGGGAACTCTCGCCCGCGGAGATCAACTACCTCGCCGCCCTCGGCTTCGGGAGATGAACATGCGCTATCTGTTGGCCCGCCTCAAGCCGCGGAGCCTCGTCCTCTCCATCCACCTCGACGAGTCGAAGGTGCTGCCCGACGGCGAGCCCGACCCGACGTGGCTCCTCGCCCGCGAATGGGACAGCCCGAAGCGGCTGCCCGGTGAGACGAGCGCCAACTACCAGAAGCGCATCGGTCCGTGGATCGATGGCACCCGCGCAGACTTCGAGGTCGAGGCCGCACGCGCTCGTGACGAGCTCGCGGACGCGACCGCCGAGGGCGTCATCCTTCCGCAGGAAGGCCAGCCCGTCTGATGCTCCTCCTCTTCCTCGTCGGCGCGACTGCCGGCACGGCCCCGCCCGCAGGCTCCCCGCGCAAGCCCGCGCGCCCGGTGCAGCCGGTGGTCGTGGACGAGGCCCGTAGACTGGAAGAGGAAAACGAAGAGGCCATCCTGCTGCTGCTCATGGCGCAGGCCGACCTCGAGGAGTGGAACTAGTGCCCTGGCACATCGAAGAGAGCGCGTCCTGCCCGGCCTCCCGCCCGTACGCTGTCATCAAGGACGGCACGGATGAGGTCGAGGGCTGCCATCCCTCCGAGGCCGCGGCAGAGCGGCAGCTCACGGCCCTCAACATCGCGGAGTTCGGCAGCATGAAGGCAGTCAAGGCGACGATCCTCGATGACGATGCGTTCCGGCTCCTCGCCATTCCCTTCGGAGGACCCATCCCCTCGCCGCATTCCCCGCGGGGAGTCGACCTCGACGGCGAGTTCTTCTCCGAGCGGACCGAGATCCGCCCCGCGTGGCTCAAGGCTCGGGCTGTGGACTGGCATCATGGGGCCGACTCCACGCTGGGCCGCGAGGTCATCGGGAAGGCCGTCGACCCCGAGATGGACGAGGACGGCTGGTGGGTGACGGTGTGGCTCGACCACGGCTCGAAGCGCCTCAACCTCATCAAGAGGCTCGCCGAGCGCGGAGCGCAGCTCTTCGGATCGTCGGAGTCGGTCGCGGGCCTCGTTAAGAAGGCGGCGACCGGCGAGATCATGGAGTGGCCCTACTGGCGGCAGACGCTCTCCACGAGCCCGCAGAACACCCACAGCATCATCCGCCCCATCAAGGCCGTCCTCGCGGACGTCGACCTTGCCAACACCACGCCCGCCTTCTGGTACGACCTCGCACCGCACCTCCAGGACCTCGCCGCGGACCTGCGCTCCTCCTCGCCTCTGGCGGGCAAGGGCGC